CGCCTCGTCCGGGTCAATGCGGTAGATGATGTCCGCGAGATCGGCCTGCACCCCGGCGGCTACCTCATCCGGCACGTTGTCCATGTAGCGAGGGCGTTCGTCGCTCATTGCGGCGGCGCTCCCCCCGGCTGTGGCAGCGGCGGGCCGCCGGGCGCGTTGAGCGGGAAGCCCGAGGCGCGCTGCGTCAGTTGCCCGTAGGCGCTAGGCATCCGCCCGGTCGCCAGCGCGTTGCGCGCCATCGCGGCCACGGCTGGATCAGGGCCCGGAGGCGGACCGGCTGCCCGCGGCGGCATCTGCGGCGCCATCGGTGGGCGTGGACCTGGCGGTTGCATGCCCATCGGCGGGCCTGGCGGCTGCGGCTTCTGCGGCTGCTGCTGCCCGATCGCCGGAGGCGCAGCCGAGGTCGGCGGCGGCAGATCCCCCAGCAGGTTGATCGTCGGCACGTCGCGCCGCATCGCGTCCTGGAACTCGGTGAGCGCGGGCGCGGGCGTGCCGAACTGCGCCGCCGCCACCCAGGTCTTGCTCCAGGCATCCAGCGCCGCCTTGTCGCGCTCGCGGTCGTCTTCCAATAGCAAAGATGCCCGTTTCGTCTGCTGCTCCGCCCGGTCGTTTTCCACATCCGCCGCGGTCTTTTCCTTCTGCACCTCGGCGAGCAGCATGTCCGCGTTGGGCTGCGGCTGTTGCGGCGGCGGCTGAAATCCGGGGGGCAATGCCTTGAAATAGGATGTCACGTCGGCAATGCCCACCGTCTCCAGCATCCGCGCCAGCGTCGTGCGGTATTCCTGAATCCCCGCCAGCGGATTGTCCTGCCCGCCGATGGCCATGATCTGCTCCTGCTTCTGGGCAATGGAGCCGAGCATCGCTAGGCGTTCCTGCGGCATGCCCTTGCCGCCCACGTTCACGCTGGCCTCCCACATGGTTGCCAGGGCGCGGGGATCTATGGCTATCCATTCCCCACGTATCCGCACCACATTCGGCCGGTCCTGTTGTCTGGCCATCATCTTCAACAGCCCCAGATACAGCGGGGCCAAGCCTGTCTCAGCCAGCGTCCGGGCGACCATATCGAGACGGTCCTGCGCGGCGCTGCTCTGCTGGCTCACGGCAATCGGCGCGGTGCTCTGCAACTCGTCCACCGTCAGCCCGGCGCTAGCCTTGGTAATGCCCGTCCGGCTTTCGCGGATGCTTTCCAGCACCGCCAGCACCGGCAACGCCTCCTTGCCCGCAAAGGGCTTGATCAGTTCCGTTACCGCGCCCTGCTGCGCCACGCGAATAATGCTGCCGATCGCCGTCTGGCGCACATCGGCCATATTGGCCTGCCCAACGACCATCGTGGTCCTTGGAAACATGCTCTGCCCCAGGCTATCGAGCACCGCCCGCATGACGCGGCTTTCAATCCGTTGCAGGTCCATCACCATGTCGGCCTGCGACGATCCGATAATGCGCCCCGGCTCGCGATACGGCGTGAAACAGGCCAGCGGGATTTCATCCACCCGGTCCCACTGCACCAAGGTCTGGGCGTCCCCCAACATATGAACGTGTATGAGCTCCGCCCGGTTGTCCCCGTCCGTGTCCGTCCTGATCCAGCCCTCGGCATATCGCACGATCGCCATGCTGCGATCATTCGGGGGCGCGGACTTGATGTTGTAGCCCTGCGCCTGGTTGCGCGCGATTGTCTCGCGGCGCTGCTGCGGCCGCATCATGGCGTCCTGATGCGCCAGCACCTTGTCCTCGGGCAGCCCCATCTCAATCAGTTCGCTCGCCGTCACATCCCGCACATGGAAGATCGCCCGCGCGTCCTCCACCGTGTTGGCATCCGCCACCACCCACACACACTCGGGCGGAATGGCCTCGACCAGCGGCCACGCCTGCTGGGTGCTGCGGGTAATCGTCGCGCTCCAATACTCGGCCGATCCGCCCTGCGACAAATACATCTTGCCGTTGGGGGTTTTCGAGAATGCGTCCAATTCGGATTTCAGCATCGGGCGGCGAACGATCCGCTGCGCCTCAATGCCGGGCTCGGATAGGAGGAGCTGCAACTGCGGCAGCAGCAGCCCCTCGCAAACCTCAGTCCGCAACTCGCGCCGCGCGCCCCAGTGCCAGCGCACCCAGCCCGCCTTGCGGGTGAGGGCGTCCAAGAGACAATCGTGGAGGACTTGCCACCCCTTATTCGCCGTGAACAATGCCCAGCGGCAATAGTCCGTCGCCTGCCGGGCGAGGGTCGTGGCCAACTTGTCATCGCCAGTTATCTCAGACGATATCGGCTCAAACGACACCGGATCTTCGACGGCGGTAAAGAGGCGTAAGAGCGATGGCAGCGTCTGCCGGATCGTGTCGCGTACGACCGTCATATCGATCTGGCTGCGCCCGCTGGCCTCGTCGCCGAACGGACGCCCGGCGTAGTATTGGCTCGCCGTTATCCGCTCCCGGCTCAGGTATGTATCATAGTTCTGTGCGATCTTGAAATAATAGCGGGCCGTCTCCGCTATCTCGGCATCCGTCTTGCCCAGCCGCTCAAAGATGATCTCCTGCTGCCACGCCGCACCCTCGGGCTTGACCGCCGGGCGCAACCCCGCCGCATAACGCCGCAGCGCCAGCGGCAGTTGATCGTCAGTGTCCTCGGGTGGGCTGTCATCCTTGGGCGGATGCAGGAACATCTGCACCTGCTCCTGGCCGAGTTGTAGCCCTTGCGGGCGCATCCCCGGCGGCACCAGCCCCGGTATCTGCGGCATCGGCGGCGGAAACGACTGGTTCGTCGGCGCCAGCAGCCCGCCACCCATGGGCATGCCAGGAGGCATTGCACCCTGCGGCGGACCCATCGGTGGCATCCCAGGCGGTAGCCCGTTCATGCCGCTCATGGCTTGGTCCCCTTGGCCTTGGCCGTCCGCGTCTTCTTCAGGTCCGCAATCGCGTTCTCCAGGTCCAGCATGCGTTGGCCGCGTGCGTGGTTGGCGGTCTTCGTCGCCAGGAAGATGCGCCCCACCTCCTCAACAATGCGGTCCGCCATCTCCTGCGCTATCTCCATCACGATACGCCGCACCCACGCTTCCATGATTTGCTTGCCGAGTGGGTCGTTATCCTGCGGAGGAAACGGCTGGTCGTTCATACATAGTCCCCCGCTGTAAGGTCCATGCGGACAGGGTTGCTGTCGTGCAGCCCGCTGGTCATGCCGCTGGCGATCCCCAGCCCCTGCTCCGCAAACGTGTGGATCAGCGCGTCAGCCGAATCCGGGGATGCCAACGACCTCGCCCGCATGGAATTCTTGCTCTCCACCTGCAACCGCCCATCGCTCAGGAACGCATAGCGCGGCGCCACCAGGTCATCCCGCAACTGATCATCCCGCGGCAGCCGCACCGCACGGCTCTCCAGCCACTCCCGCGTGCGTATCCACAGCTCATCCCGCAGCCGGGCAAACCGCCCGGTCGTGGATGCCGCCTCCCCAACATTGACGCCCAGCACCGGCAGGTTCTGCTCATGCAGCCGATCGACCACCCCGGCGCCAATGCCAATGACATCGATCACGATCAGCGCGGGGCGGCTGGTCAGCGCGCTGTCGTATTCCGCCTTCAGCGCCCCGGCCAACTGCATCGTATCGAACTGCCGCCACCGCCGGGGCATCTCGGTCACCACGTTCCCGCGCCGCTTGATGAGGACCGACGCATCCGATCCAAACCGCGCCACGTCCACGCCCCATATCTCCACCGCAGTCGGGTCCAGCGCCACGTCCCGCCGCATGGCATCATCGACGAGGGATGCCGGTATCACAGTGTCCGCGTCGGCCACCGGGAACTCGCCGAGGACACGGATGCGATACGCGTTGCTGTCCAGGCCATAGCGCGTGGCAATCTCAGTCACGAACGCAGGCGCCACCCTGGGGCTATCCGCGCTGCTCACCTTCATGGTGAACCACCGATCCCGCTCCATCATGTGCGCGCGCCAGAAGAACCCAGACGACCGCGTGGGATTGCCGATGAGCAGGGTAACGGCACCCGTGCTGCTCATGCTGCCACCCGCCGCCTCGTATACCGCCTCGTCAATGCCGCTGGCCTCATCAGCAACCAACAGGATGTGGTCGCTGTGCAGCCCGGCCATCGCCTCCGGCTTATCCGGCCGGCTGGTTCGTGCCGTAATGAAACACTCGTCGTTGCCCTTGAGCGTGATGTGGTCCGACGTGATCGT